GCACTATCACCACTGAGAATTACTCTGTAAAAAAAGCAACAGGATTTAATGGAAGTTCAACCTTCATGGTTTCTCCACAATCCTTACACCCCACATTTACGATAGACGATGTTCCCCATGTGTTTGTTAGCTCACTCGTTTCAGCGATTCTATTAGCCCATGGTGAAGGGATAGATTTTACCCACTCTGTGATTTGGCTCTTATCAGTGATTCCATCGACCTCTTGAATTAAGTTTGCCAAATTAAGAATTGCGTTCTTTTTCAAATCGTCCACAGTATATTCAGCCTTATTCAAATTGGCTTGAAATAACTCGATTAAGTGAACATACCGAATAGGTCCAACTTTAACCTTTTGTCCGTTTGGTAATATTGTTTTCCAATCACGCTCTGGAGTGGTTGGGTCTAAAAATCGCATCTCAGCAATTTGATTATCAAGATTAACAATGTATGAGTGGTTTTTTGCTTCAGAACAAGTGTGTGCTACTTCGATAACAAAGTGTGGACCATATGTTACCACTCTAAGAAAATACATAATTGCGTCAATATCACGTGCCGCCAATTCTAGTGGTTTTAATACACCAGGAACACACTCCGCAAATACTTCCTGAAATGCAGTGCCATTAAACAACATATCAGGATTCTTAATGGAAATTTCTGCCATTGTGCTCATTGGATAAATGTGCAATTCACCATTTTTCACAGACGCATCAAGCTCACCATTATGGTAAATGCAGCCACGACTAGGCAATTGAAACATTCTGCCGGGTAATTTAATATTCGCAAGTAGGGTATTTTGCTGTTCCATATAACCTCTATATTATCTAAATAGCTATTCTTATTTAGATGTTTTTATGGAGTCATTTTGGACGACGCAGCCGACATTATTAAGGTTTTAAAGCGTATTGAGAAGCTATTAGCTTCATCAAGTACTACTGCTAGTGGCAAAACCTCGAGTGTATTTAAAAGTATGATTGGCGGGGCAGCCAAGAAAACCGCAGACCCAACTCAGGCAATCCGCGCCATTGTCAAAGAAGCAGACCCGTTATCTGATAGCTTAGGCACATTAAATTCTCAAGTAAGAACGACTGCCAAGGGGTTTCAGCGCCTAAATGCACAACTGCGAAGAGCTTCCACAACAGGTTTTGGTCCTGCATCTATTAACACTCCATCACCATTATCTAATAACCCTGCACAAACATACCTAACTGCAGGAATGAAAACCCTAGGAACATCTGGTTCCCAAGTTTCATCCGTGTTATCAACATTTGGAAAAGCGCTATCTGGTATTCCAATGAAAACAATAGAACTTGGAAAAGCGTTTGATGTCCTTAAAGATTTTGTTGTTGCAGTAACTTCAGATTATTTCACGCTAGCAAAAAGTGGAGTAGTTGGCTCCACGGCAATGTTGAATTTGTACGAAGGTGCGTTTAAAGCTGGAATGAGTCTCCAAGATTTCACTTCTACTATAGTTGCCAATAATATGTCCATGGTTGCAAGAATGCGCAATATGGATGATGTTACAACATTGACTACTCGCAACGCAAAATCAATGGCGTCTTTGGGCGTCTTTGGTAAAGACTTAGCTATTTTTAACGCATCGATTGCCAACACAGGCACGACAATGGGTATACCCATTGCCAAAGCAGGTTCACAGGTTGATGCAGCGGCAGCGGCCTTTAAAGATTTGCGTGATGCAACAATGCTCACAACAGACCAGTTTACAGAGCTATACACGCATATTTCGAATGATAGTCAAACACAGCGCGAAATGCTTGGCTTAAATGTGCAACAACGGCAAGCACGTGTTAATGAGCTAGTTAGCATGGGCACTTGGGCTAAAAGTTTGAATTTGGCAAATGGCGTCACAAATGAATTAATTCAAACAATGATGAAGCAGCGGGGGCTAACCGTTGCAGACAGGTTTGCCCAACGTAATTCAATTTTGCAAGCAGGTGGTGTATTAGGCATGCAAGACCAAGCGTCAAGAGCCGCTGAATTGGCAATGAAAGGTCGCGCATTAAAAGGCAAAGATTTAGAAGAATTTGTTGGCATTATTGGTGACATGAAAGCGAGGATGGAACAGCTGCAAGAACAAGGTGCTGCGGCCGGTCCAGAAGGATTAGCTCTCCAGAATTTAATGGACCAGATGCAGCAGACTGTCTCAAATTTACCGACAGATGTTGCAGGTGCTGTTAAATTGGGTAAAGATGCTGGTTCTTCCGCAAATAAGGATTTCGGCGGGTCAGTTGGGCAGTTTGGACAATTTGTCGGCAACCTCATAACTTGGGGTAATGGATTAAAAGCTAATCCTCTTGGTGCTGCCCTGGAGGGCATCGGGGCTGTAGCTGGATTAGTTCTATTACCGAAGTTATTAGGGGCCCTCCCAGGGCCCCTAGGCGCATTGGGCAAAGGTCTTGGGGCTCTTGTTGGGAAGTTTGGCGCATCAGCTGGCACTTTAGCTGCCACGGCAGCTACAACGACCGCTTCAACATCAGCATTCACCAAGCTTGGTTCATTGTTCACAGGTTCTGGCGGAACAACAAGTTTAATTGAGGCATTTAACAGTGCTGTTGATAATGTTAATGGCGCTATTAAAAGCATCACTAAATCATTATTAATGCCTATATGGAATACCATTGTTAAAACATTTAAGTCAATCGCAGCACTGCCAGGGAAAACGCTAGATTTAGCATTAGATGGAATTTTTAAATTAGCCGATGCAGCATTAGATGCCGGTGAGGCAATATTAGCAGGAGTTGAAAAGATTCCTAATGCAATTAAAGCGTTTGCTAATTGGATTAGTAAGCCGGGGGAAATTATTACGCAAGCTGGAGAAATTGCAAGTGCTGCGTGGAAATCTGTCACGGGCGTTATTGGTAATATTGGCAAAGCTCTTACAGGCAATGTCCAATCATTACTTGGAGATGGTAAGGCACTAGTAGATGGTGTTAAATCTTGGGCATCCGCTATTCTTGGGGACGCAGGGCCAGTAGTAAAAAGCTTTTTAGGTGGTTTTACTGGGTTAGCTAATGGACTTATTAAAGGCTTAACAGGACCATTTCAAGCTGTTATCAGTGGAATTATGGAAATATTCACGGGTGATATCACTGCCGCATTAATGCCAGAAGGTGGATTTATAAATGGCGTAACAGGCATATTACTAGCGGCTTTTCGTGGAGTATTCACTGGGGTCACGAGTATTGTTGATATGCTATTCGGCGACACATTTGAAAAATGGTTTGGAGGCACTCTAACAAATACATTTGACAAGGTGTTCACCATGTTGATGTCAGTTCAGAGTCGTCTTCTAAAAATGATGGTTGATGGGCTTATTGGGTTATTGGGCAATTTTGCTCCTGATGCCCTTAAATCATTCTCTGAATCCTTAACGAAGAAAATTGATGCCACTGATACGACACTAGATAAATTATCCGCTAATGGCAAGTTAACTTTGACAGACATTGGTGATGCTAATCAACAAGCTACTAAGGCAACTAAAGCAACTACGGCCGAGATTTCAAAATTGTCTAAGCAACTTGATACAGCAGCAGAAGCCGCCGCACAAGCTAATACTATTGCTCTTGGTGATGTTTCAGCCAATAGGATTTATCAAGATAGTAAGGCATTAATTGCCACGCCAGTTAATCCGCCACAAAAAGACTTTGTTGAATCAACGGTAAATAAAGATACGAGCACTGTGAGTGTGAACCAGCCAGATGCTGAGTTTATGAATGGTAATAAAAATTCATCCGACCAAAATAAAACAATGGTTTCAATATTGCAATCAATCTTAGATAAATTGACCACAGGATTAGAGATTGATAAAACACAGGCTGAATTACTATCATCATTAACAGATAATACACGACCACGTAGTGTATTTTCAGATGTTGCACAAACGGTGAATAATTTGAATAACAGGATTTTATAAAATATGGCTGCATTTACCAATTATTGGCAAATTATTACCCCTAAAACTCGAAAAGAGTTTTACAATGCCACTGATGCGTATGACCCTCGATTTCAGGGCCCTGGCATGGGGTCATCTACTGCCATTAGTTGGTATAGCACTGTATTACGTGGACCTGGTTCACGTACGGCAAGTTACAAGATGTATGACCAAATGGATCGAGATATTGATATTGCTCGAAGTTTGGATATTATTGCCGAAGAAATGACTAACCGTAATGAAAAGACGGGGTTGCCCTTTAATATCGTCTACAATAAAGAAGATAATGAAGATATTAGTGATACAACTTCTGTGACACTACGACAAGCTTTACGCACATGGGTCCTTAAGCAGGATCTGGAGCGCCGGATGTTTATGGTGGCTAGAAGCATGATCAAATATGGTGACACATTCTTTCGAAAAACATCTGACACACGCAGGTGGACTCCAATTGACCCAGCCATGGTTTATGGTATAGAAGTAGATGATGATGGCCATCCACATGCATATCACATTCGGAAAATTCTTCAAACGCAAACATTAGGCGCTAATGCAACACAAGAATTTGAACGTATTCCGGCAGAAGCAATTGTCCATTTTTCGCTAGCAAAAGATATGGGAGATTCTGCACCATTTGGGCAGAGCGTATTATCCCCAATTTTTAAAGTGTATAGGCAGATGTCTATGCTTGAAGATGCAGTTATCATCTATCGAATTGTTCGCGCGCCAGAACGCCGCATTTTCTATATTGACACTGGTAATATGCCTGCACAAAAAGTCCGTGCATATTTGGAAAATATCAAAACTGAAATGCGTCAGAAGCGAGTTCCCGGTGCAACAACTAATGGAACAAAAGACGTTGTGGATGGGCAATATGATCCACAGAGCATGATGGAAGATTTTTATTTCCCTGTTACTGCGTCCGGCCGTGGTTCTAGAGTTGAAACATTACCTGGTGGCACAGAAGACTTTGGCATCAATTTGCTAAAACATTTCCAAGACAAAATGTTCCGTGGCCTGCGTATTCCAACATCTTACATGACTGGCACTGATGGACAAGGGGCCCAATATAATGATGGTAAAGTTGGGGTAGCATATATTGAAGAAATGCGTTTTGCTAATTACGTTCGTCGTCTTCAAGAATGCTTAGAAAATGTATATGATGAAGAATTCAAAATGTATCTTAAAGTTTGTGGAATACAAACTGATCCAGATATTTTTAGAATTAAACTGCCTGATCCTGCGAATTTTGCATTATATCGCCAAGCAGCACTTGATAGTGACTTAATTAGTTCCTTTAACAATATTGAATCAAACAAATATCTTTCACGTAGATTCATTCTTAAGCGGTATCTTGGTCTTACTGATGATGAGCTCCAAATGAATGAGGTAATGTTGAAGGAAGAGCGTGATCTATCCGATGATATGAACGTTACACCAATGCAAGCAATGTATGATCCATCAGTTTATGAAAATATTGAGGCACATTTTCATAAACTGATGGATCATACATTGCTTGCATTGGTGTAACGTTCATATC